CCAGCCAGCCAATTTGGCAGCACTTGGTATTTTGGCTCCAGTCCAGATTATAAATGCCGGCAGCGGTTATGCTAACGGAGCCAATCTTATCTTTATAGGCGGCTCAGGTTATGGTGCATATGCAAATATTGGCGTCAACAGTTCTGGCGCCATAGTTTCAACCACATACTATGCAAACTCAACATACTTAGATACAGAAGGTGGTTTAGGTTACAACTTCTCTTTGCCATCAGTTTATGTGGCCAATACAACAACAGGAACTATTACAACAAGTACATCAAGTAATGTTGTTACAGGTTCGGGCACATCTTTTACATCACAGTTTGTTCCAGGTGGCACAGTTTTAACAACCAACAATATAGTTATAGGTACAGTGCAATCGGTTTGGAATGCTAACACATTGTATCTAACATCGAATGCTACAACTTCAGTTGCTTCTAACAACTTTTATCTAGGAACTGCAATACTTTCTGTTACAGGAACACTAGGAACTGGTGCAACAGTATCTGCTACAACATCACGAATTGGTGCTATTACATCATTTAACATCATAGACAACGGCGAAGATTATGTGGCTGCACCAAATGTTTCTCTATTGGTTCAAGATTTGGTGGTAACAAATGTATCTCCAATATTATTGCCGGCCGCTGGAGATTTGATATATCAAGGTGCAAATACAAATGTGGCATCTTACATTGCTTACGTTGATTCTATTATTGGTATACAGAATGCAAATCCTCCAACAAACAGTGTATATCAACTGCGTGTTTATAATTACACATCAAAACCTGTCGCTGGAATACCATTAAATAATGATTCTACTGGTTATCACATCAATCTAGTTGCAAATCCACAACCAACACTGTTGAATAAGACAACATTTGGAGGTGATGCCAGATTTGATTCTGCAAATGGTGTAATCACATATGGTGATGGCCATGCAAAAGCGGCCGCGGCATTTTTGAATGGATTGGTAATTGGTAAAGGTCAGTATTTGGACACATCAGGTCAACCAAGTTCTTTTGATGTGTTACAGAGCACAATATACAATAATTACACATATCAGATCACATTGAATACTGAAATTGCTAAGTATCGTGATATGTTGTTGAATCTATTGCATCCAGTTGGCACACAAGTCATTGGTAGAGTTGCATTAGAATCTTCAAATACCATGTATTATCAAATTAATGATTTTGTTTCTACTGCTAACTCTATTGGCAGTGCTACGATAGTTCCAGGCACATCATTGGTTCCAAGTAACAACATAGTTAAAATTGTTCCTACCGGCACAAATAATATTGCAAACGTATTTGTTGCAAATTCTAGTGTGTTGAAATTCCATTTCGGTACAGGCAATACTGATTATGTTTCTTCATTGGTTGTTGGTATAAACCAGACAGCCAATACTGTTACACTGAAAGACAATGTTTGGACATATATTGCTAATGTTGCCACTGCAACAGCACAGAATGGCAACAATTACATACTAAATATTAATACATTGAATTCGGTCAACACTTACTTCTCTTTCAGTAGCACAGGTACAGGTAATACTACACTTGTTTGGGACTTCATAAACAACGGTCAATACAGTAACACCTTGTATAAATTGGGTGATATGATTCATGTCGGCGACGTTGCATATGTGAATGGTGCTTCACAGACTGTTTCTTCCGTAGATCCAATTAACGGAATCATCACATTATCTGGAGCATTGGCAAATGGAGCCAACGGTCTTGTTTCTATCGGTAGAAATATGACTTCAATTCTTGGCAATACCTTTGTTTACACAACTAAATAATAACCATGTCTAATCCAAATCTAATTCTAAACAACTCCAAAGTTTCTCAGATTGAGGCCAATTATTTCCTTCCTGTTTCACAGGTTTATGGAAACCAATTGACTTCGGTGTATGCATTTATGGGACAAGAAGATCCATGGCCAGTTGTTAATGGCTCAGAAGTTCCTTCAACTCCAGTGGATACCGAGCAATACAAGAAAAAAATATTCAAGAACATGATTGCCGTAAAGCAAGTTGGCATCAATAATATTTCTCCTGTTATACAAAGAATCGATTGGACAGCAAACACTGTTTATGTGGCATATAGCGATGTTATGCCAATGGCAGGAAAGAACGAAGCTGAAGGTGGTGAAGCAGAAGATATTAATGTATATAACTTTTATGTGAGAAACAAGTACGACCAGGTGTTTAAATGCCTATGGAATAACAACGGCGGACCATCACTTTATGAGCCATTCTTTCAACCCGGAACATACGGAACAAATAATATATTCTCTGGTGCTGGCGATGGTTACAAATGGAAATACATGTATACTATCGATGCCGGCAGTAAAAAGACTTTTATGGATTCAACATGGATGCCAGTTCCAGTTGGATTAAATACACCACAACCATACCTAACTACAGCCGGCACAGGCGATATTGAAGTTATCAATGTCACAAATGGTGGTACAGGTTATGATGCAGTGAATTCTTATATTGTAGTTACTATCACTGGTGATGGCCAAGGTGCAGTTGCTAATATAACTTCAGCTCAAATAACGAATGGATCCATTACAGATATCATTGTTAGACCAGGTTTTGCAGGTAATAATTATACTTACGCAAATGTTTCCGTCACCGCATATACTTCAGCTAATCTAAAATATACTTCCACATTAGGTTCTGGAGTAACTGCTGTTGCTCCAATTTCACCTGTTGGTGGCCACGGATATGATCCAATATCAGAACTTGGTTGCAACCACATCATGTTCACTTGTGAATTTAATGGCACTGAAGGTGGAACCATACCGGTTAGTGGCGTGACATATCGCCAAATTGGTTTATTGATATCACCACAAGTTTACGGCACATTTAATGGTTCTCCTGCTCCATTGTTAGCTAATGGTGCAATATATAATACCACAACACAGCTTACAGTTTCAGCTGGAGCAGGAGCACTATACACTCCTGATGAACTTGCAGTTGAATATGACGCAAACGGAAATGCTTTGTTCCAAGGAACAGTTGTTTCTTTTGATAGCACAACCAATATTTTACAGCTAATAAATACCACAGGTTATCCTTCAATAGGTTTTAATATTAAAGGTACCAGTTCTGGTGCTTCGAGAACAGTATTCAATGTAAGTAATTCAGCTTTGATACCTTTCTCTGGCTACCTAACGTATGTTGAAAACAGACCAGGAATACAAAGAAGCGCAGACAGTATAGAACAATTTAAGTTTGTTCTAGGATATTAACTTACAGTTATTTATAAATAGATGTAACATTAGGAGTATCTTTATGTATTGCATCTATAAAGCAACAAACAAAATAAATCAAAAAAAATATATTGGTTATACTAAAAATTTTAGAGAAAGAAAGAGTAGGCACCATAAAAGTGCTCTAGTATACAAAAAACCTTTCGCTTTTTATGAGGCCATACGCAAATATGGTTGGGACAATTTTGAATGGGAAATATTATATGAAAGTTGGGACGGAGAACACTGCTTGACTATAATGGAACCATATTTTATTTCAGAGTATGAGTCATTCGGTCCAAATGGATATAACATGGATAAAGGCGGAAGAAAAGGCATGTTGGGTTTAAAAAGAAAACCATTAACGGAAGAACAGAAGCAGAAAATAAGTATTGCAACCAAAAAGAATAGTCTAAAAGGATCAAACCATCCAATGTATGGATCAAATATAAATGAGAAATTAAAAATGGCCGCAAAAACTTCTATGTTAGGTAAGTCACACACAGAAGAAACTAAAAACAAACAAAGCGTTGCTAGAAAAAAATACCTATTGAAAAATCCAGCCGGTATGCAAAACAAAAAACATTCAGATAGTACAAAGAAAAAAATAAGTGAAAGCCACAAAAGTTGTTGGAAACTGTTAGATGATTCTGGTGAGTATGAAACAATCAATGATCTTATGGATTTTTGTGTCATAAATAATTTGAATTATAAAACAGTATACTCGCTGAAGTATAAGAAACGCAATAGCTTACCATTGTTGGTAAAAGCATAAAGGGATAAAATGATTAATTTTAATACGGGTCCATACTTTGACGATTTCGATCCAAGCAAGAACTTTCACCGCATATTGTTCAAGCCAGGCTCAGCAGTTCAAGCACGTGAACTAACACAGTCTCAAACTATCCTACAGAACCAAATTTCTGAGTTTG